CAATGGATTCGATATATGGAGTAGTGCTGGGGTCCGTTACCCGTTACTTTCACTGAAACACTCAACTGGCTGGGCTTCTCAGTTGGAGGTGATAGGTGAAACTGGGGCGCCGGGCCTTACGGGACTTCGATCTGGCGGAGTCGCTCATTTTGAGTATGACTTCCCCTGCAACGACTACTACAACAATGACTATCAGGACACGAATTGGCACTGGCTAGTTCTTACGATGAACGCGTCAGGTGCTAGTGACAACCCCGGCACTCGGATCTACTACGACGGTGTTTTGGGTGCAAGCTGGCCGGGCGTGGAATTAACCGCCCCAACATTATCGGGAACCCTCGGTGTCACAGTCGGCGCTGCAGGAGGTGCAACTGCAGGCGTGTGTAAATACATGGACCTAGCCCACGCATGCGTGTGGCAAGAAGCACTGAGTCCCGAAGATGTCGAGAGAATGTACATGTCGATGCGAAGGATCTACGACTTCAAGTTCCCCTCGTCTGGCGTTGTTAAACCAATGCGTGAGAACATGAACGACCGAACCGACATGCAGCACATGCCGTCAGTAGTCAACGATGCGTCCTTCACAACTGGCGCGACAGCGCGGGATCTGGAGTATTCCAGCACTATTGGCGCAGTAGCAAAGGACCGGCTGCTGCCCGCCGCCGACAGGAACAACGGCATAACGGTAATGGGCATCACGAAATTCAAAAGATCAGGCGTTGGAAACTGTGTGGTCAACTTGTGGAACCACGAGACGACGAACACCACGCTCATAAACTGGATCTGCAACAGCGACGGGCTGGAAAAAGAACATGGAAATTTGGGCGATGGCGCCGGGTTTTCCATGCAGCACAGGAACTCCACGTACGCCGGCAACACGTCCGTAGGGATGCTGTCGATGTCGTACCACTACATAGAAACGGGAGACTCAGAAGGTACGCACGGCAGCACTGTCGATACAAGTACGGATGAGGTCAACACCCTTGGCATATCTCTCGCGTCAGAAGAGAAGGACTTCTTTGCTATTCGGATGAGTACAGGGTCGTGGGCGCAGATGACGAACGCCAACGATATAGCCGCTTCGGCGACAGATGGCACGCCGTCGTCGCTTCCATGGGGGAAGCAGCAAGTACAACCAAAGATATTCGAGCAGGTCATAGCTCCCGGAGGCGACAGCACTGACAGGTCCACCTATGGGCCTCTGGTCGTGTTCCCTGAGGAATTGAGTGTTCGGGTCATACTGGAAGGCAAAAGGTTAGCGAACGGGCTCGTGCCCATACGCACCCGCAGGCCGTGCACGACGTTGTTTCGCTGGGGTAATCTTATGAGCACATCGAGGAGCATCAAATGAAGCCGGCTGCGTTCTTGACACTACTGCTCGCCGGATGTGGGTCACCACTCCGCACATCGACAGTATCAGGCATGACGCCCGCGAAGGAGCACCTCGCTTCTGCAGTGGGCGCCATGGACATGCTGAGCTGGATCGCAGCCATCAGTATCCTTGGTGGCACAGCGGCACTCATTATCACTCGCGGCGCCATGGGCATCAGGGGCGTCGTTATAGGATTTTTATGCGTACTCGTGAACTATGCAGTCGCGTCATACGCAGATTGGATCTTCGTACCCGTGCTCATTGGCACGGGCCTTGTCAGCCTTGCATACGCATTCAGAATCGTCAAGCAGGCGATCGCAAAGAAACAGGAGCTCAACACATGAGCCATCTCCTCGGAACGCTCTGGTTCGTTCTTCTCGTGGCCGGCGTCTCATTCGTGGCCGGCGCAGTTATGCGACCCATGGTTGCCAAGTGGATCCCTGGAATCCGCAAGAAGGGGTCTTGGAAATGAGCGAACTTCTGGTCAACGAGATCTCTAAGTACGACGCCTCTCAGGTCACCGTCAGCGATGATCTGGACGTGGGCGCCAGTGGAGCCGCAAAGAACCTAGACGTGTGGGGCAACACGCTGCTCCAAGGCACGCTTGAGGTTGACGGCACAGCCCAGCTTGACGGTGCTGTCACGGTCAACGCTGCAACTCACTTCAACCACTCGACGGGTGCGTACTTTGGTTCTGGAACCACGTACAACATCACGAACGCCGGGGCAGCGACGTTGGCTACGGCCAACATTGCAGGCAAGGAAGTACGCGCATCTAAGATGGTGGGTGCTGTGCGGTACACGTTTACGGCAGCGGCGAGCACTGGCAATATCAGCTCACTGGCCGTTGCTTTGGCATTCAGTTCGTACACGACAGCATCCGCGTACACGATCAGCACGGCAACAGCCAGCACGAACACGCTGCAGTTGCAGCTTTCCAAGGGCGGCGTGGCAATAACGGCCAACACGTTCGCAATGCCGACCGTGTATTCGGCTGACGGCGACACGCGGGTATCGGCGATATCACACTCGTCCGGCATCACGACGATCACGTTTGCGAACGCTTCGGGATCTACCGACGCCACGACGCTAGACGTTCTCTTCTGGACAGAAACCTGATGAATAAACTCGAAGCGGTAAACGCAGTCATGCGGCGACTCGGCAAGCCCGTAGTCGCGGCGTTGGACACAAACGGCACAAGTACTCCGGCGTACATGGAACGCCAGCTGGACGACGCTATCAGGCAGATCCAGCAGCGTGGATGGCACTGGAACGCCAAGTACGACGTGGAAGCTACCGCTGACGGATCTGGGCAGATCGACGTGTCGGCACTCGAAGGCGTTGCAGAGGTATTCCACGTAGACACGTACGGAGAAGACGCCAGAACAGACGTGATCAGGCAGGGCGACTACCTGTACGACCGCGTCGAGAAGTCAACCACATCATTTTCTGGAACAATCAAGCTCCAGTACGTCTACGACGTTACGTGGGACCAAGTGCCGCCGGCATTCCAAGACTGGGCAGTCGGCCAAGCGGCGTTGAACTTCAACAGATTTTACGGGGGAGATCGGTCTCGGGACGCAGTTCTTGATATGGATCTTCGGGACAGTCGGTCTCGTGCTATTCAGGACGAGACTCGTATTAGCGATATCAATATCCTCGACACAGAGGAAATGAGACAAGTTAGAGGCCGGCCTCGCATGCGAAACAGGAGTGTGTACTGATGGCAGTTATGGGTATGAGTTTCGTTGACGCGATCAACGAAGTAGTCGAAACAGTGCTTGAATTCCCAATGACGGCTGGGGCGTCAGGAGAAGGCAAGCCTTCGGAGAACGGCGACACAACGTCGATCTATTACCGGGCAGAGCAGTTCATCGATCGCGAGGATCGCAGGATCCAAGCGTGGGGCTGGCCTGAGAACACTCGGAAATCAAAGAAGTTCACGGCTCCATCTGCCTCGAAGGCTATCACATTCGCGGCAGCTGGTGACGTACTAAAGGTTCGCGGCGCCGGACCAGACGCACACCGCACGCTCGTTATGCGTAAGAGTGGGACTGACACACAGCTGTTCGATGCCGACAATGGGTCGTTCAACATCACAGCATCCGATGCGGGTGATGTCTACCTCGATACCGTCGAGCTACTTGACTTTGGCTACTTGCCCACGCACGTGCAAGACGTGATCGTGGCACGTGCCAAGTGGACGTTCCAGCGACGGATGCAAGGAAACATGCAGCTCGACGCTGCCCTCATGCAAGAGTACATGCAAGCCGAAACGACCGCAGTTAGGAACAAGCCTGAGGCCAAAGAGGCATTCAACGTACGACCTAAGATGGGGCCAGCACCAAGCCCACAGCAACAGCAGCAAGGCTGATAGATGCCCGGACAGCAATTTAGGCAGCGAGTACCGTCACTGGTCCAAGGCATTAGCCGGCAATCGCCGGTCGTACGGTTTCCCGGACAAGTCGAGGATGCTTCCAACATCACGTTCAACGTGGTCGATGGTGCAAGCAAGCGACCCGGCTCGGTCGCAATGTGGTATGGGGACACAGACGTACCCGAACCTCAGATCGACGAGAAGTGGAGGATGCACAAGATCGAGCGTGACGAAGAAGAGGAGTACCTAGTCCTGTACACGAAGGACAAGGACGACTTTACGATCGTCGATCTGCAGACTTGGCAAGTAGCCACATTCGAGAACGACGACGGCGGGAATTCGACAAAGAACCGTTTGAGGACATATCTAGGTGTTCCTACTGGCCAGAATATGACGGTCGACGACGTTAGGCTTGTAACGATATCCGATTCGACGTTCGTCCTGAACACGCTCAAGGAAACAAAGGTCAAGTCGACACACACAAGTCCCCCTTGGGCTCGCGAAGAGGACATGCTCGACGAGACAACGATGCCTCTGATGCTGAATCGCATAAGCAAGGCAACGGCAACCGTTCCTGCAGTCTTTCGGGTTGAGTACCCGGACTGGTCTACACGTACTAGGAACGAGCAGGTGCTTGAGGATTTCCTGAACGACACGTCGGGTGATGAGGGGCCAGACTCTTCAACTCATGCAACAAGCGGCAACTACTCACTGATGTACCACTGGGACCGGACCGACTTCGTGGTTGAGTACCACTGGGATCCTGACCAAGGCATAGACCCGCCCGTAGAAGTCGTGCCCCAAACATTTAGGCTCGGCGGTGATGTACCAATATACTTGGATTACAACCTCGGCCCAGAGATGATCATGGACCGGCTGCAAGGCAATGGCCTAGCGCCTGACGACTACGACCTTGGTATCAGGGGGCTCAGGGCGTTCCCATTCGGCAAGGTGATCTGCACAGGAGGACCGCTGCCTGAGCGGAAGATCTTCATCAAGGTGTCAGACGACCTCCCAATGTTTGACAAGAACTCAGCTGATCCAACCGATGACGCAAAGATCAAGGTTCTAGTTCCTGAGGGCACGCCCAATGTCGACACTTGGTGGTACGACACCAGATTCGGCGACAAGGAACTGAACCCAGCGCCAGTCTTCGCTAAGACTGGACTGAAGATCCGCGACATCGGGTACTACAGGGACAGACTTATGTTTGGGACAGACGAGTTCGTCTGCTTCTCGCAAGCGAGCGACCTGTTCAACTTCTACGCACAAAGCATGGACGCTGTCGCAGACTCGGACCCGATTGAAGTCCAGCTCGCGGCAACAGACATCACACTCGTCGACTACCTAGTTCCGTTCAACAACTCTATTCTGGTTCTCACGTCTGCCGGGCAGCAGTTCGAGACGAACGTGTCCGGCGTTGTTGCTCCAGACACGGTGTCGATCAACCCGAGTACTCGGTACGAAACACAATCCGTCAGGCCAGTAGTCATGGGCAACAAGTTGTACATGGCCGGCAAATCTGCGGGCTTCTCCACGATCTGGGAGTACGTGTACGACGACTCTTCGGCAGGCAACACCGCAGTGTCGCTGACGACACACGTGCACGACCTTCTGCCACCAAACATCCTCGCCATGGACACGTCTGCCACGCAGTACAGCCTCGTGGTGTTGCCGGCACAAGTTGGTGACAACGAGTCCGAGGCCAGAGTTGCAGTCGGAGTTGACCACACGAGCTCGCCGGCAACCTTCAGCACTAATAGCACGTGGGATAACGCTTCTCTTGGAGCAAGTTCGCCTCGGCCTGGAGACAAGGTGACGATCACAGCGGCAGGCAGTGGTAAAGAGAGAGTCCAGTTCACTGGGTACGCGTCAGACCCACGGGCGGCATCGTCTAACCCGGCAGGCATTGATTCTGCACAGTTGTTCATCTACAGGACGTTCAAGCGTGGCAACGACGTGGTTCAGCAGGCTTGGACGAAGTGGGACTTCGGGTCTGACGCCATCATGGACGTGAAGATTATCGACGATGATATGTATCTCTTGCGGCGGTACAGCGACGGCACTAGCCAAAGGCTAGCAATTGACAAGATCGACTTGTCTGAAGACCAGACACCAGCCACGGGTGAGGCTCGTGATCCGTTTCTTGATCACAGGCTTAGCCTCGCGAATGGCGCCCGGTCTGGTACGGCGGGGAACTACACGTACACATTCACGCTCCCCACAAACTACCGAGACGACGACATCAACGCAGTCGTGTTCCCGGCTGACGGCTTGGAATATGCGGCCACAGTTTCAGCGGCCACTGTGACAGTCACGGGCGTTGTTGCAGACTATGGGGCCACAGGAGTAAATGCGTACGTAGGCCGGAAGGTCAAGGCAGAGCTCACGCTGTCCGAGATCTTTATGCGTGACGCAAAGAACGTCGTCATTGGCAATGGGCGGTCTAGGTTGATGAAGATGGTCGTCGACCACACGGGGTCCAGAGACTACGACGTGGATGTGACTCATCCTGCGGCCTTATGTCCAGACAGGAAGTACTCATTCACGTCAGCAACAAACGACACGGGGCAGCACCACGTGATGCTGGCTGGCCGATCAAACGAGATCACGATCAAACTCACGAGCGACAACACGTACCCGGTTGCGTGGACGGCGCTTGAATATCATGGGCAATACGATGCGAATCTGGGGTGACATATGTGGGGCGCAATAGCAGGAATGGGAGTTGGCTCTGTCATGGGGTTCATGGGAGCGCAATCTGCGAACGCCGCTGCAGTTGCTGCTTACAACCTAGCCGCAGAGCAAACCGCTGTGAAGCGTCAGTGGATCAAGGACCGCATGAATCTCCAGCACCGACAAAGCGGCATAGCTAGGATCTTTGAAACGCTGGCCGTCGAGAAGAAGAGAATTGAGGCGGCTGGACGCAACAGGGCCGGCGCCGCGGCGAGGGGTGTGGCTTTCTCTGGTGGAGCCAAGCATAAGGACGACATCATCAACGCCGTAGACGCAGCACACGCGCACAAGGGCGTTGGTATGCGGGCCAACAAGCGAGACATTGACATCAACGCACAGGCTTGGAGCGATGAGTTCGCCGCCGTATCGGCCCTGAGACAGTTCGCGTCACAAACCAATTCATCAATGAAAGATCCCCTCATGACTGGAATGACCACGGGGCTTGGTATGGGCGGCTCTGTGGCAGCTATTGGCGGAGCGTTCTCACCGCCATCTGGAGGCGGAGGCGTGACCAATAACTACGGAGTGAACTTCACATAATGCCTCCTCGAAACAAACCAATCCAACAACTTAAGATAGATCAGCCCAGCGGCGGCGGGATGATATCTGGGTACGGCGCACTCGGTGGAGGCTTCATGTCTCCAGACACGCGGCCACAGCAGGAGCTCAAGCAGATTCTGGCTGCAGGCCAAGCGGCTGGGTCGATGGCGACGGGTATCGCGAGGAATCGCGCAGCCGAAGCGAGGGCGTACAAGCTCGAAGAACACTCCGCAAAGGCGGACGCTCGCCAGATGGCAATGGGCGATCGCGAAGAGTGGAAGGCGGCGTTCGCGAATGACGACTGGGCGAACACTGTTGACGAAAACGGTTTCACTGACGGGGATAGGTTCAGGTCGATTATCGACCAGCACGGCGTAGGCAAGGGCGGGATGATGATCATCCAAACCCGTGCCCAGCAACTGATACCGAGGCAGATTGACGACCCTAACTCAGACGACCCTGACGCACTGATCGACAACCCGCACTGGGACGCACAAGTTGCAACAGTCATTGAGACGATTTCGCCCGCCATGATGTCTGCGATGGGTTCGTGGCATCAAGAAAACTGGGACGCTAGACAAGCGGTGTACGTTGATCAAGCAACGGCAGAACTCGCTGTCGGTCCCGTACTAGGCTTTGACGAGTGGCAGGATCTAATTGGCGACGACGAATACCTCGGAGCGTTGAATCCTCGCGAGAGAGTCGACATCTGGACAGCTGGCATCGAGAACCGCGTTGCAGGCGGCGATCTTCACGCTGCGTTCGCCATGCTTGAAGACGCACCGATCTTGCCAGTACAAGCAGAAGAGCTTGCGGGAAAGATTCAAGAGAAGGCTGCCGTGAACGTGCCGATATACGTAGGCAGAGACCTTAAGGCCGGAAACATTACCAACCAGACGCTCGAATACATGCATTTCGCCGGCAACAACAAAAAGACTGCGGACGCTGTTGGCAGCCAGCTAGCCAACTGGTCGGTTGCTGGCTTGATTGACGAGAGAACTTTCAATCGCGTTAAGCGACAGCTGATCTCTGGCCGGGTAATGACTCCGCAGTCGAGGTCAAACGTGCAATTGCACATCGACGCCGACGCGGTCGGAATACGAGCCGGACTGAAGCCGGGCGAGAGAAACTTGCTTGACTACCACCGCCAGAACCTCATGGGCGACGGGCACACAATGAACGAAGACGGGTCCATGTCGACCGTTCTCTTGAGTAACGTCAAGAGTCCAGACGGCAAGTGGTATCTTGTGCCAGGAATGGATCAGAATGGAAATAAGTACGAGGACGACGACAAGGCATTTGCTGCGGCTGAAGCAGCCGGGCTGTCCTCGTACCCTTCAAGCGACAAGAAGCGGGACATGGACCGCGCAACAACTCGCATCAAGGCTGCGATCGCCGACGACATGAACGTGTACCAATCGTCTGGCGGGCATCAATCAGTCGCCGCCGAGGGGCCAATCTTTGAGGCCATCATTGGCGTGGAGCCACCAGACGACGAGCTCACGCTGGCAGAAGAAGACAAGCACCAGAAGGCTGTCGTTGAGGCTTTGACTGCTCGCGCTGCGAACCTCGCCTACGGCGGGAAGGCGTACATGGTCACTCCTGCCGGCGAAGTGGAAGTGGTGGAAAACGAACAAGATTTGGTCAACTTCATAGGGACGCACTACCAAGCCCACACGGGCGCCTTCATGGACAAGTGGCAGGAATCTTCCGAGAAACGACAATCCCGACACGGGCGACAAGCCAGTGACATAAGATCTGCAAGAATTCAAGCCGACAGGGAACTTCTTGTTCGCCGTGTTCAGCAAACAACAAACCACGTCGAGATGGGTAGATTATTACCAGAATTGATTTTTATTAGAGATGCGAATGTGTGGGGCGACAACGGGAGCGCCTCTGGAAGGCAAGTCGAAATCATTGAAGACCGCTTGCAGGGTCCGAGGTTCGGCGACACCACGGGCCACCACCCTGACCTCGCAAAGGAAGCCTTAGAAATCAATCGTCAGATGCGAAGCCTTGTATCGGACACGGCAGGATTTGCTGTGGCAGAGGGCGGGGAAATCAACTATATGGCTTTGGTTGGCATGGGTGTGGGCGGGAGAGCGGCGGTGCGGCTGCAGAAGGGCTGGTCGAACGAATTACTTCAACAGCTCAACGACAACCGACTCTTTACTTCGCACGCATCATCGAACAGAATGACCGTGTTTAAGTTCGTAGAGATATACGACACGCCAATGCCAACGGTGCTGGAAGCACAACTGTCGCTTCCAGGGGGCGGCATAGGGGAGTTTGCCAAGGCCGGCGACATGACAATGAGGGACTTGTACCAGAGTCAGCATCCGGCCCATCAGCAGCTGTACGAAACCATCGTTGGTGCGCAGCTTGCTGATCGAAGGCGAGCGATGTTGCGGGAAGGCGTACGCGAACCACTGCGTGCTCTGAAGGACGGCGAGCAGCTCGCGTCTGGAACCCAAGGAGGGATCTTGCGGGCAGATGGAACTCTTGAGTTGCCGCCTTGGAAGATTGAACCCGGTTGGATATACGAATTCTTGGAAAAATATAAACCATGAGTATAAAAAACGAAACTCCAGACCCCACCCCAGAAATCGACGACTCGGTTCTCGACATTCAGCCGGAAGGCTCAGACCCGCTCGCCGATGTTGCCCCAGAGGGCGTACCGGTGGTTGCTCAGCCCACACCGGACCCGCTCGGTGGGTCGTTGCTCGACACAGCGATCGGTCTATCTCAGCCCCAAGACCCAAACGCCATGTTCGGCGACGAGGCTGATCTCACGCTTGAGCAACAGGTAGACATGATGGAGCCGGGCGGCTACCCAGACATTGAGAACAACATCCTCGGGGTCCACAACAGCTTATCCCCTGACCAGCGAAGAATTATGAAGTCGTACGCAGTCCAGCAATCGGAAGAAGGGACCAACATCGACGATGCAGTACAACGAGGCTGGAGGGATCCAGCTTCGACAGAGGAATTGCAGCGTCTGAGTAATATGAGTGGACCGGAGGCCGAGGAAGCGTGGTACACCCGCCTCGACGAGGACCGCATGAGCGTCACCGAATTCCTCCTGCACCCCAAGACTCCTGAAATTGTTGGCGAAGAGATCGGCAGCGTGGCCGGCGTAGCGTTTGATGCTACCCAGATCGTCTTGAAGCACTTTCAACTTCTAAACAACGTGCCAGTCTTGGGCGACTTTACTGGCGGGGTCATGGTCGGCTTT